TTGACTTCTTCATTAGGGCAGAAGTGGTTTTTATCTCCACATCAGATACTACGCCATTGATTAAAGCCACCCTATCTAAGGTTGTGGCAATCTTTAGGGCTTTACTAGCTACAGATACCTCACAATCAATAAAGGTCGGTTTAAGGGCATCCTTGAACGATTGATAGGCATCCAAATAAGGCTGAATCTTCGGATCATAACTCCCCAGCTCATCAATATCAATTAAGTGTGTAGCCTTATGGACAGCGTGGCCGAGGTCAGCAGCCTTTTGCATAATGTATTCGGGCACTCCCTCGTAACCATATAAGCCCATTCCTTTCATCATATCTGATAAGGCGGGATATATTTCGCCGTCCACTATATATTGATGAGGTTCTTCAGTATAGATGATGTTCATTTCTTTGCTTTCTTTGCTGGCTCTTCTACTTTGGGCTTAGGATTATCAAAATCATCTGCTATTTTCTGGTGTAATTGCTCCAATATCTCCTCACCCCGTTCAAATGAGGGTATTTTATCGGAAGCAGATACATCATTAGCAATAAGTATCTCAAAAAATGCCTTATCGCCTAGTGCTTTTTGAGCTTCATCAAATTTCTTTAACAACTCTTGAAACTTAATAGCTCTTTCCTCTTCTGAAATTACAGGCTGGCTTTCTTCCTGTGCGGGTTCGGCATTATTCTGGGCTTCAAGCTCTTTTTTAGATAATGTTTCTGTAACTTGAGGCTTGCCAGCAGTAACTTCTGCATGTCCCATGTCGATAATTCTCTCTCCCTCATCTTCATCAAAAATACCACCGAATCCAAACGCCTCTCTTGCGCCCTGTATCTTAGTCTTATGTCTTAACATTCGCTTGGTGTGAGTGTCCCACGGTGAAGCATAATAAGCACCCGAACGATTTTTCTTATTACCATTAAAGCACTCGTCAAGATATTCTCTAACCACAACCTCACTGTCGTCTTTTTTGACAATATGTATCTCCATCCATTCCGGGCAGGGTTTAGCATTGGTCATAGTAACTCTTTTGTCCGACTCCTTGTAATAATGAGCCTTATAATTTTTATGAGAAGTCATCAGATTGTTCCAGCCATCGGTTGCGACTATCGGGATGATGCCCCCCTGCTTATCGGGAAAAGCATATATCTCTTTAGTAAGCGGATTAAGATTATACTGATTTGCTACTACAATAAACGATACAAATTCCTCATTTGTGGCTGGTCTATCCTTGCCCTTAATGATTGTAGCTTTTAATGTTTTCTCTAAAATATCCGGCGAAACATGAAGCCTGCTTGCTATTTCCTGAATAGCTGTTTTTGATTTTACTATTTCTTTACTCATAATAAACCTCCTTTAGGTTTGGTTTTTAGCTTGTTGATTTAATTCAAACAAGCGTGAACTGATTGCATTTAATAACTTATCAAATCCCTTTAGTCTATATTTAAGTATGTCGTATAATTTTGCAGACTCGTTACTATGCAGTAAATACATATTGCAGGATTTGTCTGATTTATAATGAGGTCTTATGGTATTCCACATCGTAATATAATCTGATTTGATTCCCTCATGAAAACCGCACACAGCAGAATAATAACCTGCAAGTTTGACATAGAGTCGGGAAAGTTCATCACCGTTCATATTATCTATTCCGGCTATGACTTGAGCTTCTATTGCTTCAGCGTCAGCTATAATCTGCCTCAACTCTTTATTGGTCATTTCACATACTCCTTTAATGATTTATGAATAGTATCCTCTTTAAATATTCTTTCTTTATAATATTGTATAAATGTGCCTTTTATATGTTTCCCTTTTATCTGTTTAATGATTATGGGCTTATTGGTTGCGTTTGTATAAAATAGCTTATCTATCCCTGTTTCTCTCGTCTTTTCCCCATAAAGTTTATCAGAACATTCTTCCTCTGTCAGCCCACCCCACATACGAATCTTACGCCTATCAATAACTTCTATTAGGATAAGGGTTATACAAGCTAGAATACATATTGAGTTGAGGTAGTTAAAGTTAAAGACTGCTGTTATTATGGTTATTAGCCAGAAGATTAAAAATAAGATAAAGATTATGTGTTTCATTAAAATAGTCCTTTCTGTGTATTGTTTATTTTCGCTTCCGCTATCTTCATATACTCACTATCTCGTTCTATGCCTATGAAATCAAATCCCTCTAATTTACAAGCTATCCCAGTGCTACCACTTCCCATAAATGGGTCTAAAACTATTCCGTCTTTAGGTGTTATTAAACGACATAGGTATTGCATTAACTTTATAGGTTTGACTGTTGGGTGTGAATTAGTGCTTACTGTGTCTTTCTTTTCTCCTGCCAATCCTTGTCTTACTCTTACTTTCTCCTCAAATCCCTCTAACCCCTTATTCCTCTCACTCTTTGATGCTTTGGGTGTGTATATTAAGCGTTTTAATTCTGACTTTTTTGTTTCTGGGGTGCAACTTGTGATGACAGGACTCACACAACCAAATAATCTCAAAAGGTTTATTATAATCTGGATGGTGTCTATGTTTTCCTTCTTTTCCACACATAACACAAGGTTCAGGGTTGGGGTACATTTTTTGCAATTTCCAATAAAGTCCTGAATAACTCGTAATTCCTGTTGGTATTGCACATCCTCTTGGCTTACCAATATTTCCACAACTTCTTGAACAGTATGTTTTTCTTGAGATGTTAATTTGCTTTCCACATACTGGGCAAAACTTATCAGGCTTTGGTCTTGGCATAAATCCCCCATTTCATATTTACATTTCTTAAAGAAGCGTGATGCAGAGCCACTATCAGGTTTAACATATTCTGTTTCAAATGCTTTACCACTTCCAAACATTCCAGTTCCATTTTTAACATTACCTTTCTTACCACCACCACTCTTTGTATCAGGAAACAACCCTACTACCTCATCACTTCCATCGTGGATTAGGTTGGCAGGGAATCTGCCCATATTGTAGTCTTTTTTGATTGCTTTTCCATAAGTTCCTATTGAATTACTACCAACTGTTCCATTAGAATTCCCATTATTTCTAGCACCAGTAGTGCCAACCCTACACTCATCAATATTTATTCCACCTGTCCCGTGCTTTAAGACATTCTGTGCTATTGTTTTCTCTGATAGAGGCTTGCGTGCTAATGTCCATAGGCTTAGATTAGGAATTATGTTTCTTATAGGCGATAGACATACATTTTCTTGAGCAATATTTTGGTTTTCTGCAAGGGATAGTTGTAAACACTTTTCCGCAAACTTTACAAGTGTGGCCAACTCGTTTTTGTTTTTTTCTGTTATTAAACTTGTTAGCACATTTTGAAGAACAGAACTTACGGTAGCGTTTAACATTTCTAAATCGCTTTCCGCACTCAATGCATTCAACCCAATGGGCTTTATCTTTAAGGAAGCAACTTCTGTCGCAATAAGTGTTGTTATTTCCAAATCGTTTTTGGTATGATTTAAGTCGCCCAATGCTTTTTCCGCAATATTTACAAACACATTTAATCCATTTGCTTGGTATTTTTGTGTTCCATTTTGATATATCTGGGATTTTCCAGCCGTGTTTTCTTGCGTGTTCTTCAATAATAAGGAGTTCAAGATTTTCAATTCTATTATCTGTCTTGATTCCATTGATATGGTGGACTTGTTCTCTTTTGAGCAAAGCTCTACCAAGATGTTTTGCCATAATAATGCGATGCTCAAGGGTATTAAGCCCTTCTCCAGTAATTTGGATGTATCCACCTTTTGTAATCTTACGAGTGATTGCCATATTAAATCTCCTATATTATTCTCTACACTATCTAATATAGCATATTCCTTGAGTGTTGTCAAGTTATTATTTGGTTTAGATGCCCAAGTCCAGTATTCTACTGCTGGTTTAAGAGCTGTGCCTTGTCCTTCGTATGGGGATGTGCCTTTGGTTTCAGATACAGTCATATTACCCTTTTTACCAAGTAAGGCATTATTTCTTATATCGTGTGTTTCATATTCTCTAATAGTTTCTCTATCATTCCCCTGAAACTTATCTACTGCTTTACCTATATTTAAACTTTTAGGAAATCCACTTCCATATACCCAAGCTACAATATCCCTTATCTCAAACCCCGCATCTTCTATATTAACTGCCATTCTATGTTGAGTTCTTGTTCCACAGGCACATAGGATATGTCCACCAGGCTTTAAGACTCTCAATGCTTCTTTCCACAACTCTACAGAAGGAACAGCATAATCCCACTTCTTAGCCATGAATGATATGCCATAAGGAGGATCAGTTACTATGCTGTCTACTGAATTATCTTTAAGTAGCTTTAATTCTATTGTACTATCTCCCCATATTAGTTTCATATTATCACCCTCACACTAAAATTAGCTACATCTCTACCTAAGACTGTCTTGTTTCCGTTTGCTGCATTTATGGACTTGTTTACTAATATAATAACCTTATAATTTATAAGCTCAAGAGCTTCTTTGCTGATACGTTTATTCTGTGCGTGGCAGAGTTGCTTGACCTTCTTCTGATTTATGAGCATATCAGTCCTTTCCTGTTATGGTTAGTCTTTAGAAGGCTATTTTTATCTTTCCTGTTTTAGTGTTATAAAACATTCCTATATGGCGTACAGTACCATCAGAGCTTAACCTATATGGTTTCATAGAACGTAAATTATAATGCAATCCATAATGGTATTCATTTACAAATTTTTCTAATTCACTTAAATAATGGGATTTTAGCAATGGTCCTGACAAAAAAGAATTACGACCCCATATTTCTAATGTATATTTCCAATATGGATTAGATATAGTTTTCATTTTAGTCCTTTCCTGTTATGGGGTTAGTAAAAAATACGCCCCAAAATGTGCAAGTATTAGCATAATCATACGATAAATAAATGTTTTACCGCTTTTGGTTGCTCCTGCCATTCCCCCAGCAATACAACATAATGCTATGCCGACCACAAGTTTTAATATATTCATCTTTAGTCCTTTCCTGTTTTTATATAGCCTAATAAATTCTTAATACTATCCCTTTTATAAGTAAATCTCTTAACTGTTGAAGGGAATCTACCAACATTACCCTCAATAGTATATATATGAGCATTGTCTACCTTTTCTATAATGCCTATGTGGGCTTGCCAAGACTTAGGATTACCTCTGTTAAACACAATTAAATCACCAGCTTGTGGATTATCAGTTATTCTACCTTTTATTTTAGCTTCATTATATATTGCTTTGGCAGATAGACTATATTTGAATAGGGCAATATTTGATTCATCTAATATCCAGCTAACGAAGCCTGCACACCACGCTACATCTCTGCCTCTGGTGTATAATCTTACTTCTGAACCTTGATTATTAGCCTCTGTCTCGCCTTTGCCTAGCTCTGCTATTGCGTTATTGACTATTAGATTATCGGCAACGCATATATTACACACCAAAGCGATTATTAGGGTTACTACTAAGATTTTGAAGAGCTTGATTAGATGTTTCATAATTTATCCTTTCTCTGTTAGGGCTTTTTGCTCGCCAAAGCCTATTTTGACTACTTTCGTGGTGTCGTAGCCTTTTTTACAGTTTACCGCATCGAAATACCCTATCAATAAAATGGGTCTTTCAATTTCTCGCCTCATAAAGATTTGATACAACTCTAAAAATCTCTTTTCGATAAAGGGCAATTGGCTCTTATCTTGGCTACATAGCCACATCCAACCGCCTAAGCTGTCTATGCAATGGCTTACGATCGGGTCTCTAAACTCAACTGTATTATAATATCCGGCTTTTTTAATACCTTCCATAACCTGTATCCAAGCTGACAATGCCTTATCTTCTTTGCTGCCTTCTAAAAACTCTAATATGGTGGCTGGCTTCGGCATAGTGTTATATTTATAGTTCTTTATGCAGTCCATTATAGCTTTTTCTACACGTTCTAATGGGTAGTCTTTGAGGATGTTATAATAAATATCAAGCATAAATTCGCTTATATTGTCCTTATACATATCAGCCAATCCAGTCATAATGTCCGCAAACTTTGTCTTATCTAACATTTTCATTCTCCACTTGTGATGAGAGCCACGCCTTACCGACAAGATATGACTTAACGCCTTTTTCAGTTAGTTTTGTAGTAAACTCTTTAAAATTAAGGTAGCTTTCAAACTTATTTGAATATAATGTTTGGGGACGCAAGTATTTACACATCTTTTCATCAGCGCCCCAATTCTTTAGCATTTTCCTATGCACCAGTTTAAAGTCCTCTACTGTGAAGCCTTCGTTGAGCCGGGCATTGATTAGGAGTTGAGTAGTTTTGTTGTTTGTTTTATAGTTAGAAGTATATATAGTGTTGAAATCATTGATTATAGAAGAAACTTCGGTGTTGGTTCGGTGTGGGTTCGGTGTTGGTTCGCCCAACACACTCTCCATTCCCTTTATAGTTATAGTCTCCTTTATAGTTTCAGTTGTTTTAATAGTATCTATATTATATGGGCAGGGTGGCAGTAAGCTGTCTTGCTCTTGATGATGTGGTTTCTGGTGTTCGTCCCAAGCGAGTATTTGAATATAGTTTATGCCATTTATTTCATAACGTTGTATAAATGGACGGAGAGAATTATTCTTATGTTTTGATAGTTGTTGTAGCATTTTTTCTATATCAGCTTTTTCATAGGGGAATATTTCAACCTTGAGCCACTTCGGTCTATCTTTTAATCGCCCGGACTTATCCGCAAAGTTCCATAGTCCAAGATAGAATAATCTTGTGTGATGAGGAAGCTCTGCTATATCTTCATCTTTCCAAAATGCTGGTTTTAAATATCTAATTCTTGCGATGGCACACCTTCCTTTATTTTGTATCCTTCTTTGCTTCCCAATCATAACGCTTACATTTTGGGCATGCTAATGGTTTATTTTCTACTCTGGGTGTCCACTCGTGTTTACATAATTTGCATTTAAGATTTTTCATAATTGCTCCTTTCTTACTGCAATATTACCATAATAATAGTAATAATACAAGGGCTAATTAAAAATAATTTATTACCCCAAATCCCGCCATTATATCGTCGCTGTTGAATAAATATAATAATTAGCAGGTGAAAAATAATTAGACAAACTATTTATTTTGAGAAAAAGTTTGTAATTTGACAAATGGGTGATATAATTGATAGTAAGAACAAATACGATTTGGGGGGTTGGCGGGATCCTTTCCCGCTCTCTCCCTACCTTATTTGACAATTAAATCCCTTTGAATATCTTAGACACCACTACCAAATAAGATATAAGGAAAGTTGACCGAGAGTGGGTAACATAGGTTTTTGGGGGGATTTAGCTTTTACGGGAGTACTGACAGGGATATAGTTATCCCCACTATCTTATTTGTATAAGGTAGATTTTAAAGGCTCACAACCTTTCTCCTGTAGGTATAGAATAAAGTCATTATAGAGTAAGTAAGGCGGTTGAAATTCCGTTGTTTTAATAAAATGAGCAAACAAGCATATAAAGAATATTTAAAATCAGAGGACTGGGATAAAAAGCGCCTTGCTAAATTAGGTAGGAAAGCGTGGGCTAAAAAGAGATGTGCTGTATGTGGTGATGATACTAAAATTGAAGTTCATCATCTTATATACAGAAAAGACCTGACAGAAGTTAAGCAGTCGGATTTAAGGATATTGTGTAAAAGATGTCATAAATTAGCTCACAAACTACTTAAAAACGGTAAATTGAAATATAGAAGCGAAAGCCACCATAGTAGATTTGCCTTAACTCAATGGGCCATAAAGAAACACTTAAAGGGTAATTTTAAGACTAAGTTTATAGAGAATAACCAGAAGCACATAACCAAGTATGCTGATACAATAGAGATAATAGAAGCTCACAAGCAACTTGATGATGAATTTAGAGCTATTACCTGTGCATAACCCTAAAACCCCAAGCACAAACGTGGTGGGGATAAGATGAGGACTAAATGAAGAGATTACTTTGTTTTATGTTTGGACACAAGCTTTACGTTTATGCAAAGCCAAAAGAGACGTGGGGTGTGGGAATTAGATGGCTAAGATGCCGTAGGTGTTCTCGTGATTTTGCGATAAATGATAGAGCGAAGGCATTTCTACCAATGGATTTTGAGCTTAAAGATATGCACCAGTGGCAAAAAGATGAAAAGATTAGTGGATGAAACTCCTAATTAAAATAGCCTTAATAATAGGGATAGTGTTTTTACTGATACAAACTATAATAGCGATAGATGAATTTTATGTCTACTTTTTTGTGTGACGCTCTTGTTAATAGACATCTATTAGCAGGAGCTTTTTTTATAGTAGTAAAGCAACAAACGTTTAACTTTTCATTAACAGAAAGGTAAAAAATTGTCATTCATCACAGATATATTTAAGAAAAAAGAAGCACCAGCCCCACCAATACCACCACCACTTCCAGTTATGCCAGCACCTCCAGTTACACCGCCACCTATAGAACCCGAAAAGAAGAAGATAAGGCGAGGGGCAGGCAAATCAACAATCCTAACATCACCATTAGGACTGGAAGAAGCGGAAACAAAGAAGAAGACTTTATTGGGGGCTTGATGAAATTAAGAAAAATTGTGTTGAAAAAGAGTTACAACTAATAATCACCATAAAGAGTTAGGGTATTTTAAAATTATGGCTGGAAAAGCCGGAAGAAGCGGAAGAAAACCATTATTACAGGAAATGAAAGTTGAGGAAATATTAGATGTCTCTGCTGATATACTCATCAGGTGGCTGTCTAATCCCGAGATTGAGGATGAGAAAAAAATCCCAGTAGTAACTCAACTAATTGCAAAAAGAATACCCGCAAAATTAGAACATTCAGGCAGTATAGATATTGGGTTGGCAGGAAAAATGCAGAAAGCAAGAGTGAGAGCAAAAACATGCTCCAAACACAAGATAAAAAAATAGAAGACGAACTCATTAAAGATATGGTTTCATTTTCACATGATCCGTATGGTTGGGTGATGTATTCATTTGAATGGGGTGAGGGTGAACTGACCGGATATGACGGCCCCGAACCTTGGCAGAAAGAAGCGTTAGAATATATACGAGACCAATTACAGAGTGGGGAAATGACTGCCGGTGAGGTTATTCGGATAGCCGTAAGTAGCGGAAATGGCAGTGGAAAATCTACAGTGGCCGCATGGTTAATACTTTGGGGCATATCTACTTATGAGGATACAAGGGGAGTAATTACCGCTAATACGGAAAATCAGCTTAGGACAAAAAGTTGGGCGGAGCTTTCTAAATGGCATCGCTTATTTATTGCCCGGCATTGGTTTAATCTGACGGCTACGGCTATTTATTCGACCGAGCAAGAACATGAACGGACATGGAGAATAGACCAAATCCCTTGGAGTGAAAACAAACCTGAAGCATTTGCGGGATTACATAATAAGGGGAAAAGGATAATTCTTTTATTCGATGAAGCAAGCGCTGTTCCTGACAGCATCTGGAAAACATCGGAAGGAGCATTAACCGATGAAGATACGGAAATTATCTGGGCGGTCTTTGGAAACCCCACACGAAACACAGGGCGATTTAGGGAATGCTGGGGACAATTCAGGCATCGTTGGAAACAATGGCAGCTTGATATTAGGAAGAGCCACTTGGTCAACCAAAAGCAAGTTCAAGAATGGATTGATGATTTAGGTATAGATAGTGATTGGGTTAGGGTACATATTTTAGGGCAATTTCCTAAAACAAGTGAATTACAGTATATTCCAACTCCATTAGTGGAAGCAGCCAGAGGAAGACAAATAGAAGCACATAAGTATAATTTTGCCCCAAAGATTATTGGGGTGGATATGGCTTGGGATGGCGGCGATAAAATTGTTATAGGGATTAGACAAGGATTAGTATTTCGTATCTTACAAACCTTTCTTAAGAATGATGATGATACCGTGATAGGTGGAGCAGTCGCAAAGTGGGAAGACGCAGAGAAGGCGGATGCGGTATTTATTGATTTAGCTTATGGCACAGGAGTTTACTCATTCGGCAAGCAGACTAATAGGGTGTGGACGCTTGTCGCATTCGGCGGGGCATCAAATACTATTGGATTTGCCAACAAGAGAGCCGAGATGTGGGGGAAGACAAAGCAATGGCTAAAAGAGGGCGGTTGTATCCCCGATGATCAAGAATTGGCTGATGACTTAACGGGGCCGGAAGCGTATCCCAGATTATCAGGCGATATAGTCCTTGAGCCGAAAAAGGCTATGAAAAAAAGAGGATTGGCATCTCCGGATAAAGGTGATTGTGTGGCATTAACCTTTGCTCATCCCGTTATGAAAAAGCAAGCCGAGATGTTTGCTGAAGTAAGAAAAGAATATGACCCATTATCATAAAGGAGTGGGATGAAAGATAGAAAAGTATATGAACGCAGAATAAAAGCATTACAGGACAAAGCCGAGCCATATCTTACTACATGGAAAGATATCAAAACTTATATCAATCCATTACGCGGCTCATTCGGAGAAGAACGCCAAGATGGCAAGACTATAAACCATAAAATTATGCTTAACAATCATCCGAGGCAATGCGCCCGTGTCTTAGGCAGCGGAATGACCGGGGGAATGACCACGGAAGCAAACCCGTGGTTCAAGATGGGGATGGATGACCTTGATTTAATGGAGTTTGAGAGTGTTAGATTGTGGTTGGATGCGTTACAGGCTATGATGTCCAGTGTATTTTCCCGCTCTAATATATATAGTGTCTTAGGGCAGGTGTATGAAGAAACTGGGTCTTTTGGTTCAGGAGCGGTTATGATTTTAGATGACCCCATGACAATTATAAGGGGGCGGAGTTTTACAGCAGGCGAGTATTGGATAGGGCGGGATAGCTCCGGCAAACCGAACGCTTTTGGACGAAGATACTGGATGACAATAGGGCAGTTAATCGAAACTTTTGGGATTGAAAACCTTAGCCCATTAGCAAAGGCGGCCTATGAAACCAAGAAAGATATTGACAAATGGATAGCGGTAATCCACTTAATAGAAGAAAATGACGAGAGAGTGCCTGATAAGTCAAATTTTGAGAATATGCCTTACCGCTCTATACAGTGGGAAGAAGGCTCACCAGAGGAAAATATACTACGTGTGGGCGGATATGAGGAATTCCCCGTATTAGCCCCACGTTGGCAATCAATCATATCCTCAAGCCCCTATGGCAACGGCCCCGGGGAAGATGCTTTGGGTAATGCTAAAATGTTGCAAAAAATGGTACGGAAGAAATTACTCGGGCTTGATAAAATGGTAGACCCGCCGATCCAAAAGGACGGATTAGTAATTGGGCAGGTAAATACTTTACCCGGCGGAATAACCTCAATGTCAGCAAGTGTGCCTAATGCGGGAGTACGCCCAACATATCAAGTTAATCTTAATTTCGGGGATATTGACAATAGTATTAAAACAGTTGAAGACTCCATTTCTAAGACTTTTTATATGGACTTATTCTTAATGCTGCTTAATATGGACAGAAAGCAAGTAACCGCTTACGAGATAGCAAAGAAAATCCAAGAGAAAGAATTTCTTTTAGGGTCGGTATTGCAGAGTTTTGAGGATGAACTCTTAGACCCGCTTATTGACCGCACTTTTATGATAGCGTTAAGGCATGGAATTGTGCCTGAAATACCTCCTGAAGTGCGGGGGCATAATATTAAGACTGAATATATATCTATCCTTGCTCAGGCGAGGAAAATGATAGGAACTGCGGGAGTGGAGCAAGTATGTAGTTTTGCCGCTAATCTTAGCCAGGTCAAAGCGGATGTAATTGATAAAATAGATTATGATGAAGCTCTTAATATATACTCCAGAATGGTGGGAACGCCGGAAAAACTTTTATCAAGTGATGAATTCGTTAAGAGTATTCGTTTAGCGAGAGAAGAGGCGAGAAAAGCCGAGCAAGGCATAGTTGAAGCCCAGGCGGCGGTACAGGGAGTGAAAGATTTAGCGGGGATTCAGGCAGGAGCCGGGGCATGACACCAGAAGAAAGAAAGGAAAAATTAGAGGAACGAAGCAAACTACTAAGAGAGCGTGAATTGAATGACATCAGGAAGCTCTTACTTATACCCGAAGGGCGTAGATTATTATGGCGAGTAATGAGCAGGGCGGAAACTTTTTTAACAACAAATACGGATAAAAGAGAAATAGGGTTGATGTTATTTGCTGATATTATGGATACTAAACCTGACTTATTTATTCAAATGTCCAATGAAAATAAAAGCGAACAAGAGAGTATTCAAAAGCAATAC